GTTCTATCGTGACGCTTTGATCGAAGGTGACAGCGCGGCGCAAGCAAAATACTTTAGAGATTCAATCGGTGGCCCCGGTTCAGGTGACGGTTGGATGAGTGTGAATGAAGTTCGTAGAGTTAAGCGATTGACTCCGATTGATGGCGGTGATGATGTATTTAGAGCGCAGCGCGGAAATAATGAGGTAGTGAAATGAACGATATTTTAAAGCTGTACTTGACTAATAAAATCGAAAAGTCTTCTGTCATGAATTTGGCTGTCGATAGTAGCACTGTCACGATTTATTTGCAGGGAATCGTTGAGCAAGACTATGGAATAAACGCAATGGATTTGCGCGAAGCCATTTCTAGGGCTGGCGATGCTGAAACAATCATTTTCAACATTAATACCCCGGGCGGCTCAGTGTTTGAAAGTCGCGAGATTATTGACGTGATTCGCAATGTGAAGGCTAAAACAGTTGCGCACATTGGCAGCTTATGCGCTTCTGCTGGCACTTCAATAGCTTTGGCTTGCAATGAAGTTGAAATGGCGAATGGCGCTCACTTCATGATACATAATGCTTTTGGAATGGCTTATGGTGATAAGTCTGCATTGAGAAAAACTGCTGATTTTTTGGAAAAGTTAGAGCTGTCGATCATTGAAGACTACACGACAAAGACAGGAAAGAGTGCAGAGGAAATTTCCGCAATGATGGAAGATGAAACTTGGATGACAGCACAAGAAGCATTAGATAATGGATTTATTGATCGAATTGCTGGTACTACATCTGTAAAAAACACATGGAACCTTTCTGCGTATGCAAAGGCTCCAAAGATTGAAGAAAAACAGGTAGAAGAAATTATTGATCCTGTTGTTGAAAATACTGTGTTTCAGTCAAATGCAAATAGACTGAAATTGCTACAAGTTTTGTAGGCGTTCTCGCGCAACAAAACCGCCCTAGTCGGTTACTAGATATAGTTTTTTGAAAGGAACTAAACAATGGATCATATCCAATCTTTGCGTGAGAAGATCGCACACTTCTCGAATCAAGCAAATGCAATGCTGGCGGAAAAGGGTAGTCAAATTTGGTCTAATGAAGATCAAGAGAAATTTGACGGTTTTACTAACTCAATTGAATCTGCGCAAAAGCAAATCAAATCTATCGAAAAGAGCCGTGAATTTGATGCGGAAAACTTCTTCAAAGATGCGACAAACGCAGCTAAGCCAAACGACACAATCGACGCTGTTGCGGCTGTTGCCTTGTACATGCGCTACGGTAGCAACGTATCGACTGAGCAAGCATTAGCGATTCGCAATGCTATGTCAACGACTACAGCGGCTGAAGGTGGTTACACTGTACCTGCTGAGATCGCTGCGATGGTTGTGGACGCAATGAAGGCTTTTGGTGGTATGCGCCAAGTGTCTCAAATCATTTCAACTGCTGGCGGTAATTCTTTGAATTATCCAACATCTGACGGCACATCGGAAGTCGGTGAGATCGTAGCGGAAAATGCAGCGGCTACTGGTGCTGATATTACATTCGGCACTGTTGCGGTGAACCCGTACAAGTACAGTTCAAAGAAAATCGCGTTGCCTGTTGAATTGATTCAAGATTCAGCTATTGACGTGATTCAGTTCGTTGTTAATCGCTTGGCTCAACGTTTGGGTCGTATCACAAACACTCACTACACGGTAGGCACTGGTTCTTCTCAGCCGTTCGGTGTAATGGCTCGCGCTGCTACTGGTAAGACTGGCACAACTGGTCAAACTTTGACAGTGATCTATGACGATTTGATCGACTTGATTCACTCAGTCAATAGTGCGTATCGTGGAAATGCGCGTTTCATGTTCCGTGATACGACTTTGGCGGTTTTGCGTAAGATGAAAGACACAACAGGCCGCCCAATTTGGACACCTGGAGATTCTGAATCTATCACAAATGGCGCTCCGGCTACGATCTGCGGTTATCAGTACACAGTGAATGATGACGTTGCAGCGATGGCAGCAAATGCAAAATCTATTGCGTTTGGCGACTTCTCTCAATTCGTGATTCGTGATGTGGCTGGTTCTACTACAATGCGTCGTTTCGATGACTCAGCGTTTGCGTTGAATGGTCAGGTCGGTTTCTGCGGTTGGACTCGCACTGGTTCTAACTTGTTAGACACTGGCGCAGTAAAATTGTATTTAAATAGCGCGACCTAATGAGCAATAAGGGGGCTTCGGCTCCCTTATTTGAAAGGATAAGAAATGGCAACGAAAAAACAAAATGACGGAATGATCGAAGCGGTATGTCTTCGTGACAGTCATTTCGGCAATGTTGGCGAAGTGGTGACATTATCCGAGAATGACGTAAAGACAGGTGAAGAAATGGGCGCGATTGATTCGCATCCGAGCGCGGTTGCCTACGCAAAAGAGAACAAATAATGAGCTTACGTCTTATAACTGCCCCGACTGATAGCCCTGTATCATTGGCTGATATGAAGTTGCATCTTCGCGTAGATCATAGCGATGAAGATGTGCTTATACAGGCTTTGATTGATACGGCTACGCGCAGCGCGGAACACATGATGGGTCGCGCAATCATGCACCAGTATTGGCAGTTAAGGACGGATTCATTTGAAAATTTAGTATTAAGAAAGCCTGTTGTTTCTGCGGTGACGCATGTTAAGTACATCAATACTGACGGTACTTTGACGACACTTGATCCAAGCGTATATCAAGCTGTTTTAGGCAGCGATTATGAGCCTTATGTGACTTTGGCTTATGGCCAAGAATGGCCGTTGTTTAGGTCGCAGCCGGAATGTGTACAAGTGACATTTACAACTGGCTATGTTTTGGCGGCATCGGTGGAAGCTCCAATTATCACTTGGATTAAGTTGTGCGTAACAGCATTGTACGAAAATCGCGCAAGCGTTACAGATAAGCAGACTTATTCTTTAGGATTGGCAGATCGTTTGCTTGATGAATTTACGGTGACAGTCGTATGAACGTTGGGAAACTAAACCGGAAGATTGTGATTCAATCGCAATCAACGACTCAAGATGATGTAGGTCAGCCATTGAATACATGGACGACTTTCGCAAGTCCTTGGGCGCATATTCGGTTTATGAATGGTGTCGAAACGATGAAAGGCGATTCGCCTACAAGCGTGGCGAAGGCTTCGATTAGGATTAGATACCGCGAAGACATAACAAACGCGATGCAGGTGGTTTATAACAGCATCACGTATCGAATTTTGGCAGTGTTGCCTGATGAATCAAAAAGAGAGCATGTGGATTTAGCCTGTGAGGTGGTTCGATGATCTCTATGAATTTGGATATGTCAGAGTTCAACGCTTTAATCAAAGATTTAGGCGAAGGCATCGAGGACGCGATTAGACCAGCGGCACAAGCAGGGGCGCAAGTGATTTACGATCAAGTCAAGATCAATGTAAATGGTATCGGTGTGAAGTCTGGGAACTTGCGTAAAGCGATTTATCAAGCGTTTGATAACCAAGCAAGTACAGACTTAAAAAAGGTTTATGGTATTTCATGGAACAAGAAAACTGCACCACATGGACAGCTTCTTGAGTTTGGCCATATCCAACGATATTCGTCATACGTCGGCAAGGATGGGAAATGGCATACAGCGATTAGACCGGATAAGCGCGGAACGAAAAAGCCAAGTCGTAGAGCGTCACAATCTGAGAAAGATGCGTACTATGTTTTAAGACCGGGCGGCTCGGTGCAATGGATGGGAAAGTCGTTTCTTCGCGGTGCTTTGGATAAATCTGGCGCGGCACAAGAAGCAATTAAGACTGAATTTTTTAAACGGTTGAATATCAAATGACTGTCGAAGCTGATTTATTTAATCTGTTGAAAACGCTGGTAAGCAATCGGGCTTTTCCTGATTTTGCTCCGGTGAACACGACTAGACCGTATATCACGTATCAGCAGATTGGCGGGCAGGTGGTTGTATTTACCGAAGGCGCAATGTCAGATCATGACAATGCACGGTTTCAGATAAATGTTTGGGGCGATACTCGCGCAAGCGTAAAGAGTATTTCAAAGCAGATTGAGACTTTGCTAGTCGGTGCATCGGTATTTCAGGCTCAACCAGAAAGCGCAGCGATTGCGGATTACGATCACGATTCGCTAGTATATGGAAGCATGCAAGATTTTAGTATTTGGTCGGTTCGTTGACCTAAAAAACATCGGAAGATGTGCCCGCAAGGGCTTTAAAGCTGTAGTTCAATCGCCTTTGTGGGCATTTAATAGAAAGGAACCATATCATGGCTCAAGTACCAACCGGAAGCACGTTTTTCATTGCT